ATTATCTTCTTTTCTCTGTCTAGTATTTTCATTCAGAGCAGTAGTATTATGATCAATTTTAAATCCTAAAGATTCTAAAGCTTTTCCATGCTCACCTAAAGCGAGAAGATTTAAAAGAGAATCATCTCCAGAAATATATTTTTCTTTAAACTGTTTAAACCCTGTCGATTCTTTTCTTGCTCCAGAGGGATATCCTTCCGGTGGAGATCCAGAACCACTTCCTCTTTCTTTTCTATTTTCACTGCCCTGAGGCAAACCAAGCATCCTTCGCATTTCTGGATCAGTTACATTCTTGTACCTGTTATTGTATCCAAATGCGTTACCATTAAGGGTTGCATTATCTCTGGCTTTATCAATACTATTGTCAATTGCTTTACCCCAAGAGAATGGGTTGAATATATTAAATCCGCCATTATCGGCAGCACCACCACCAATCAATCCGCCGCCAGAGGCATACGAAACCCCGTTCAAATCCCTTGGTTTATTGGTTCCTCCACCAAGTAAATTTAATTGAGCAAGAGTGTCTGCTCCGATGAGATCAACAGCACCAGGAGACATGACAAATTCTCCTGGAGTCAACATCGCAGGAACAGTATCAGTTCCCATGTTGGCAAAGTCTAATCCTGGGACAAGACCTCCTCCACTAAAACCTTTGCGTTTTCGTGTTTCCTCATCATCCAGAAGTCCTGGGAACATTGCTGGACCATAGGCACCAAAAGTGAATAATCCTGCAGCTAACCCAAATTTACCAAATTTACCAAAACGTGCGGCGGCAGCAAGTCTAGGAGCAAGACTTAACAATTTAAGTGTAAGTCCACCAAGAGTTGTAATCAGTTTCCCAGCCATTCCAACTAGACCAGTTCCGAAACCTAAAGCCGCTGCTGCAAAGACAGGCCAAAAATTACTGAGGAAACGGAATGTATTTACTAGTTTTTTTCGGTTCTCTGGATTTGCCATCCAGTTGATAAATTTAATAAAAATTCTTGCCAAAAACATATTGACAAAGAAATCAAGAATTCCTCCAAGTAAACTTTTTACTGGTTTAAATATTTTCTCTGTGACTTTTCTTAGTGGAGCAGCCTTTTTCTCTTCTAATTTATTTTCTCTCTTAGTCCTTTTTTGTTTTTCAAGTTTTCTTCTTTCAGCAGAAGATCTGTTCTTTAAAAATGTCTGTCTTGATTTTAATGTATCAAGAATAGAAGTTACTGATGTAAGAATACCTGCAACATCAGACTCTAACTGTGGGGAATATTTACCTCTATCTTCAACAATGACATTAGTGCTAGGATCAGCAGTAGGTCTTGCTCTTGCTGGAGATAATTGTCTTACTGGTCTAGCTTGTGCTGTCTTTCTACCTGCAGGAGCTCCTCTCAATGCAGATGCACTTATCCTCTTCTTCTTAACTTCAAATCTACCTTTATCTTTTTTCGATTTTACTCTTCTAAATTCATCAAGCAAAAGATCTGATTCTTCTGATGAAAGTTTGGTCTTAGGCATTCTTGCCTTGACCATTGCTTCCTTCAATAAAGTCAGATAAGTTTCGTAGTCGATATCAAAAATATCCTCAAGACCAATTATCCTGAGGATTCTTTCATCAATAGATTCTTTTTGTTTCGACCTAGAAACGGGCATTTGCTTGCTGCTGCTCTGCTTTAAGATTTTCTTCTTCTACATGCTGTTGAAGGAGAGCGACATAGACATCTCTTTCCCACGGAATCATATTTTCAATTTCCGTTAGTGAATATTTATGATACTGCATGAGGGAAAAATTCAGTTTGAAATATGCAGTTAGGTTCATATGAACCATGCCTATGCGAAAAAAGACGCTAAGCCCTCAAGAACAACTTCACTTTGAACTTTGGTTGCAGGATTTTTTACCTTTACTTTATGAGAAAGTTTCGGCATTGTTTCAAAGAATCTTTCAACGCTCTTAAACTGAGAAGAATTCATAGAATCAAGGAACTCAGAAATTTCTTTCTTTGTACAATCTGATGCAACCCAAACCTCGTCTTCCGAGTAAATTTTATCTATACATGAACTAATCATTTCAAAAGACTGTTCCATGACGTTTTTGTTTCCCTCTTGATCAAAATTATTTTGAATAAATTGATCCAAGGAAGGATACTTCATTTCCATCATCAATTCATCACTAACCTTTATCTTGTTTGAGTGATCGTCTGACTTCTGAACTTTAATATCTTCTAAATTAATTTTTACCAAAACTTCTGTCTCGCCATCATCAGGGCAAATGATATTTACTTCTACTTGCTCTCCAACAGATTTTCCGCGAATGTTGAGAAACAGATATTCAATATCAAATGTGGGCAGAGTCTCTACCTTAATTCCCTTTGTAATAAGGCAATTCTTAATTACGCTTTTGAGAGCAGTTGTGATTTGTTTGTTATCTTCGCTCTCCATTGCAATAACAAGAAGTTTTTCTTCTTTTACAAGGAAAGGTCTAAACTCAATGTTTTGTCCAGTGGAAGGCAATTCAAGATGATATGTAGGCGTTGCAATTTTTGGTAAAGGCATAATATCCTGTAGTTTTTTCAGTGTGATTATTTATTATGGTTGATCGAAGAAGTTAGTATCAGAAGTTCGGAGATCAATACCAGGATCGTAATTTATTTCTTTTTGGTATGGTTGCCCATATTCAGAAATAAGATCCTCATAATCACCAAAAAGATCCAAATTGCTAGTCCATTTTAATTCTGGAATATTAAGAGGTTGAGATGAATCTTCTTGATATGATTCTCCACCAGGCACTTGATTTATATTATAGCGGATATAACTGAATTGGACAACACACTTTAAAACATTAGGAGATTCATATGACAATGGCATCGATGAAATGTTAATAGGAAATGCTCCTAAAAACTCATAATTCAAATTGGTGTTATAACTTCTTTCAAACTTATTAACTCTTAAGGTTCCATAATAATCATCTGGGTATTTTGCACCAAAAAAATGATTTCTATTTCTGGTACTATTATTCCCTTCTGTAGACTCGTTTCCAATATATCTCATCCATGCTTCAAATGTTCTAATTATTGAATATGGAGATTGAGGATCTGCAACAACATAGAAAGTTAGATCAATTAGACCATCATACATTCTTCTATAAACATGCTTTTCTGTGACTCCAGTATAGTCACCATTAAGTTCATGAGTATTGAATGAAGATCCTGGGAGAGATGCTTCACAGCAAGCGAGTTGAATATCTCCTTGAACCGATCCCCATGCTATTCCATTATTTTTTAAATAGTCATTCAGAGACATTTCTTCGCTGCCTGCGTTTTTTGAGGGCAGACCAATGTAGACATTATAATGCGATGTCTGAGCGGTATGTAAAATAGCGTTTGTAATTTCTTTTACCGATTTTGCAGGCATTTATAAATAGATTTTTACGTATATATTATGTATAAGACATATGGGGCAAAGTAAGAAGAGCATATACAATCCATCGTATCCAAAAAAATACAAAGGCAATCCCAACAATATAATATGCAGAAGTAATTGGGAAAGACTTTTCTGTAAGTGGTGTGATTCAAATGAAAATATTTTAGAGTGGGGAAGTGAGGAGTTCTGGATCCCATATAGATCCCCCATCGACCATAAAATTCATCGCTACTTTCCCGACTTTTTGATCAAGTTGAGAGAACCGAATGGCAAAGTGAGAACTTATGTGATTGAAGTAAAGCCAAAGAAACAAACAGTTCCTCCAAAACAAAAATCAAAAATTACTGAGTCTTACGTTTTTGAAGCAAGAACGTATGCTGTAAATCAAGCAAAATGGAAAGCTGCAAAAGAGTTTTGTGCTGATAGGAGAATAGAATTTAAAATAGTAACCGAAGACGATCTAGGTGTCTAATGAATCGCATCGAACCCATACTAAAACAATTAAACGCCTCACAAAACCAAGATGATCAAATGGAAATGATCATCGCAACTCTAGATGTAGAAGTTTTATATCCAGAACCAGGAAAATATTACACGTTTATATACCAACCAAAAACTCCTAATATTGACTATGACGAATTTCCTTTGATTGCATGTACGGAATTATTCAATTGGGGATTCAAAGGTTTAAATTATCATTGGAGAAAAATGAGGCAATATACATGGGAAGAAGTAATCGGAAACTTACATGTCGTAAATTATGATGAACTAGATGATTTGGTCTCAGTTCAGTATGGCAAGATCCGTCTAAATAAGTAAACAAGTTAATTTCTAAAAAGTGGCAAAGAAGGAAATTACAAGCAGTCCCTCAAGAGTAACAGTTGATGGTGATACTTTAGAGTATGCTATTCGTGTAGAGTATGATACTGATGATCAGGGAAAAATAGTACAAGGTTCAATGAAGCATACCATGGTCAAACGTGGTGGTCTTTTTACCGGACTGTTTGGGGAAGAGGTTCTTGCCGTAAGTACAGATGGAGCTAATACTTTTAAATTTGTAGATAAAGATGGAAATTTTGTTGAGGCGGGATCTGAAGATGCGGTATTAGACGAAAAATTTCAAATTTCATTAAACACTAGTGATAAGAAAAATCAAGCTGTTAGACAATCTGTAAAACAGGCAATAAAAGAAATAGCTCAGAGAAGTCCTGAAACAGAATTCCAAGATCCAGATAGACAAGATGATATAACTGGAGATGGAGAATATACTGAAATAGAAAATAGTGGTAGTCTTGACACAGAAAATAATGACTTTTTTGGTGCATCAGCAGCATTAGGATCTGATAAAGGATTGCCTGGACCTGGAGCAGCTCCTTTAAAATATCCTGTCGCTATGAACGAAAAGCAGGATCATATTGAATTTAGAATGGTGGAATATTCTCCAAGAAAATTTGTCAAATCAAATCAATTTGGTGATCAAGGTGGTCTTAGTGGTTTTTCAGATAGAAGAGATCCATATACCGCAGAAAGCAAAGGAACTGTAATTCTTCCGATTCAAAATCAAGCTGCAGATTTAAACAAAGTGAGTTGGATAGATAATGAAATGGACCCAATAAAAGCGTTCAAAGCAGATCTATTCATGAAGGGAATACAAAATCCTGGAGAAGCGATTGGAGATATAGGAGTAAAAGCAGAGGACGCATTGAAAAATCAGGATGGAAGGAGTGATGGTGCAAAAGCAGTCGCATCACTCTTTATGGCTGGTGCTGTAGGAATGGACAAAAATGCCATTCTATCAAGAACAACAGGCGGTATTATTAATCCAAACTTAGAACTGTTGTTTGACGGTCCAGCACTAAGAACTTTTTCCTTTACTTTCAGAATGTCTGCTAGAAATAAGGATGAAGCAGAAACTATCAAAAAAATTATTTTCTTCTTTAAGAAGGGAATGGCAGCAAAAAGAACAAAGACAGGATTATTCTTACAGGCACCAAACACCTTCACTGTTGCATATCGAAGCAAAAATGAGTTGCATCCTGGAATGAACATGATGAAAGAATGTGCTCTAGTTTCTTGCTCTGTAAATTATGTTCCAGATGGTACTTATGCATCTCACCCAGATGGAAACCTAACTGCATATGAAATGAAATTAGACTTCAATGAATTAGAACCTATATACTTTGATGATTATGACAAAACTGACGATCATCCAATCGGATACTAAAAATGGCAAAGACATATTTTAGAAATCTTCCAGACTTTTCTTATGTCAATAGAATCTCTGATACCAAAAATGTATCCGAGTATATTAACGTAAAGAATTTTTTTAGAAGAGCAAAGTTAAGACCAGATATCATAGGCAGTTCTGCTTTCTTCGAAACTTACATTGTT